CGCGGCCCCTCGCCCACCCATGAAAATCGCAACCAACCTTGCCGCTGGCGTCATTCTTGGACTGGCGGCTTTTGTTCTGGCAAAGCACATCCAAGAGTCACGAGACTGGAAACGCTCGGCCGAACTCGCCTCCAAAGCCATTGCGCAGGCCAAAGCGCACCATGCGAAAGAAGCGCGATGACTTCCAAGACATATTCATACGAAGTGCCATATTCTCCTCGTGTTCAGGTTGGCGCATTGCCATGGGTGGAGCGCGACGGAGATAGATATATGGTTTTCAACCTATTGCATGAGCAAGACATGCTAAAGTATCAACTTGCCCGAGTAGAATATGAGTTGGCAAAGTTGAATGTGAGACTTGGCGAAAATGGATTTTATTACAAAGTAGACGGCTACGAAAGCATTCTCTAAGGAAACATGATGACAGTCTGGATTGTCGGTGAATCACGCGACGAGCTGAACGCATGGGATTTCGTGGGTGCGTTCTCCACTGAATCTTTGGCTGTGTCTGCTTGTACCACTGAACGCTATTTCGTCGGCCCAACTGAGATGGATTTTCGCACACCAGATGGCGCTCATGATTGGCCCAGCGCCTATTTTCCGATCAAGGAACCGCAATGAATTTGATTCACATGGTCAGTGACTACATTTCCCGACATTCGCGCAACGTGGGCGATGATGTTGTTCAGCACCTGAAGACATTCGCCGCCGAGGCGCACGCCAAGATGACCGCAACGGCCGAAACAATTGTGCCGGAAGTCAAGACCGAAGCGAAAGCCGTCGTTGCCGAAGTCGAAACCAAGGCTGAATCCGTCAAAACGGCGGTTCACGAACTCGAAACCCATGCCGAGGGTGCATTTGAGCACCTGCTGTCGGCGCAATCTGAAGGCAAGCAATGACCACTGTCAACGGTTCCCTGAGCCTGGCGCCTGTCCTGGCGTCGCAATTCTCCGCACCCGTCGCGGGCTACCTCGTCACCCTGACCGAAGCCGGCGGCGCGACTGCCCCTGATCCGATCGCCATTGCAGTCGGCTCGACGGACTTCTCTGTCCCATTGAGTGTGGGCGTCTGGACTGCTTCGGTTTCGGCCGTGGACGCTAGCGGCAATGCCCTCGGCTCGCCCGTCGTGTCCGCGCCCCTGACGCTGGCTGCGCCGGCTACCGTGCTGATTCCTGTGGGCATCGCTCTGTCGGTCGCACCGTGATCCTCCGATTCCTTCTGCGCTGGCTTCTGGCGTGGATTGATCGCCAACTGTGCAAGCAGGACACGGTTCTCGTGCCCACGCACATTCTCCTTCGGGTAAAGTGAATCAACGGCTAGCCTGAAAACTGGCTGTTGCCTTAAAGCCCCACGAGCGCGCAAGCGTGCTCCGTCCCTCGGTCATCCTCGGTTTGCTCAGAACCACGACCCCTAGACGTTGAGCGTGGGCCACACAAGCTAGCAAGTGTGTGCTATAACACTAGCAGTGCCTGACGCGAGTGAACGTGCCGGGATGACCTCACATCCGCATTGGCGGCGGGCGGGCGCAACCTATTTCAACCGGCAATTTTGCCGCTTCACGAGGACTGAGTATGAATCTGCGCGATGAAGACGCCAAGTTTCTGGACGAACTGGCGCGCCACATGACCTACAACGAATCAAAGGGTGAGGCAGTCACCAAGCATCGTCTTTTTGAAATCTCCATGCGCCTGTCCTCTCGCCTCTATGATCGGCAAGAGAAAGAGCAACAGACCGGCAAAATTGCCGTTTCACAATGAGGAATGCATGACCCCTTACGAACACTACAAAACGCACCGTGACAGCCTAGAAGCCCTGCGCCTCCGTCAACACGAACTGGTTGACCTGATTCGCGCCGGCAACACCGAGCACCAAGAGGAATTCGACAGGGCTTTGGAGACTGCCAAGACGGATGCCATTTTCATGGCGGCGTTTGGTGTGCAGCACCTGATCGAATCCGAACCGAATATTGTCGAGTTGAAAGAAACTCAAAACTCCGACATGATGGAACGACTCAGGAAATGGAAGGCGACACGTCCATGACCCCCGAACAAGAACTGACTGCCATGATTGAGGGCCAACTCTGGCGCTTCATGGCTAATTGGATGCTCTGCAATCCTGGCGCATGGTGGGATGGCTCTGAGCGGCTGAGGCTTGACATTGAAGCCATGGCCGACATGCCCGAGCCCGACCGCCAGAATGCTGCACTGCGAAAACTATACTGGCTCGCCACCGACCCGGATGACATGGTGCATTGATGGAAACACCCTGCCTCCGTAGTCGTGAGCGCGTCGGCCATCTGTTCTCAAACTGGCGCGCCCACCATACCAAGCCCGGAATGATTTACCGCTATTGCGTCCATTGCCACCACGAGGAATTGCGCTAATGCCCTGCTACACCACGCACACATGGTGCCCCGACTGGAAGCGCATTGAAGCGCACCTCCGCTCGCGCGGCATCCAGCCTCGCACCAACGCATGGGTAAGCGGCCGGTATCGCTTGGCACGGAAGTGGGGAACCTACCAATGATCCAATTCGCGCTCGCATTCTTCGGACTTTCCGCTATCTTCATGGCTATGGGCAACAACCTCACTGCCCGCAAGTGGGCGCCCATTGTGGGTCTATGTGGGCAACCGTTCTGGCTGACCTTTGCCTATCAAACCCATGCATCGGGTGTAATGCTCCTGTCTCTCGCCTACATAGTGGTGTATCTGATCGGTGTCCGCAACCAATGGATGAGTAACCATGGGCCGACCCTCTAAACTCACTGAACCGGCAAAATTGCCTATTGAAAATGACTGAGCCTAAAAAGCCAGTGGATTGGGAGCGGATCGAACTCCAATACCGCGCTGGCATCCTGACTCTGCGGGAAATTGCCGCTGAAAATGGGGTCACCCATGGCGCCATTAACAAGCGCGCCAATCGGGATAGTTGGACACGCGACCTCGGCGCCAAGATCAAAGCCAAAGCGGATGAACTGGTATCCAAGGCATTGGTATCCACCGAGGTATCCAACGCGAAAAAGGTATCCGAGCGCCAAATGGTGGAAGCTGGCGCGGAGGCTATCGTGCGGGTCAAACAAAAGCACAAGCGGCACATTGATCGCGCATGGGAGAACATCGCTATTCTCCAAGACGAGCAGGAGTCCCTGAGTCGCAACCATCAGCTTTACCTTGATGTGGCCGAGATTGTGAAGGGTGAGGGAGCCGACGCTGACCGGCAAATGTCCATGGTGCGTCGAGTGCTGGAACTCCCCAATCGCATTGATGGCCAAAAGAAGATCGTGGAAATGATTAAGACCAATGCCACGATTGAGCGGGACACCTATGACATTGCGGGGCCGACCGCCAAGACTGAGGCGAAGGTAACCCTAGATTCCTCCAAGAAACTGCATGAACTCACAGACGCAGAGCTTCACGCCATTGCAACAGCAAGCGGCGCGGGAACTGCTGATCCGGCGCCGAGCGAGGACTAATCTTCTCGATTACTCGAATGCGATTGACATCCCCGGCAAGCCGGTGGGGGAAGACTCCGACCCTGACACGGAGTTTTTCAAGCCGGTAGAAACGACCGTTGCGGATCACCACCGGCTGCTATTGGCCGCGCTGGATCGATTGAGCAACACCAAGCACGGGCGCATGATGGTATTCATGCCGCCTGGCTCGGCAAAATCCACGTATGCCAGCGTGGTATTTCCCTCGCACTACCTCGGCGCCAAGCCTAAACGCAAGATCATCCTGGCCAGCTACGGGAGTGGATTGGCTCGCAAGATGGGTCGGCGCACGCGCTCGATTATCAATCAGACGCGCTATCAGAGCATTTTTCAGACGGGGCTGACAGCAGAATCCCGGGCGGCCGAGGAATTTGCACTGACCAACGGCAGTGAATATATGTCGGGCGGCATTTTGTCCGGCATTACGGGTAATCGCGCCAATGGCATCATTATTGATGACCCGATCAAGGGCCGGGAGGATGCGCAGTCCGAGGTAATCCGCGACAAGACCTTTGACGCCTACGAAAACGACTTGAAGACCCGTCTGATTCCCGGCGGGTGGATTTGCCTCATTCAGACGCGCTGGCATGAAGACGATCTTGCCGGCCGGATTCTGCCTGAGGGCTGGAATGGCCAGAGCGGGAAACTCATGTGCCGGGATGGCATGGAGTGGGAGGTCATTTGCCTGCAAGCCCGTTGCGAGGTGACCGACGATCCCTTGGGGCGTGAGCGTGGTGAGTATCTGTGGCCGGAATGGTTTGACCGCCAGCATTGGGCGCAGTTTGAGAGTAACCCTCGCATGTGGGCTTCGCTGTTTCAGCAGCGACCGACCCCGGGCGAAGGTGACCTGTTCAAGCCGGACATGATGACCTATGTGGAAGCGTTGCCAGCGGGTCATATTACGTGGGTACGCGGATGGGATTTGGCCTCGACCGAGAATGATGGGGACTGGACAGCCGGTGTAAAATTGGGTCGAATGGCAGACGGCCGTTATATTGTCGGGGACGTAACTCGCTTCCGACATGGGCCAGATAAACGCGATGCCATGATGCTGGCGACCGCATCCAGAGACGGGCGATCAGTCAAAATCGACTTTCCGCAAGACCCGGGGCAAGCCGGAAAATCGCAGGTTGCTTACCTAACCAAGCAATTCGCCGGCTATCGGGTGATTAGTTCCCCAGAAAGCGGCGACAAACAACTGCGTGCCGAACCCGTAGCTGCCCAATGCAACGTTGGGAATGTGTTGGTACTCATGGGGCCGTGGAATCAGAAATTCGCCGATGAGTTGCGAGTATTCCCAAACGGCACACATGATGACCAGGTGGATGCACTGTCCCGGGCGTTTGCCCAACTGATGACACTTTCCACGTTCAGTATGAGTGACGCGCAACTGAACGCCCTGCAAACAACAAGGTTCCGATGAACTGGAAGTTCTGGCAAAAGATTAAGCCACCTGAAGCGGCAATTTTGCCGGTTGAAACTCCGAAGCCATCCCACCGCCGCAAGGGGTGGGGCGATATTCATTTCCAGCAGCCGGTTGAGCGCAGTATGAAGCTGGCAGCCTATAAGCCAGCGCCTGGCGTGCTCCCTGCGGGCAACAATGCTGTCATGGCAATGGACAATGCCTGCGGGGCGGGTGGCAGCAATACGCAGTTCCTCTATCCCTACTCAGATACGCTGCTGGCAGCGTTCAATGAGGGGCAGGCTTTCATCGGATACCCGGTCATCGCGGCACTTTTGCAGCGCAGCGAATACCGTGTTCCATGCGAAACGATTGCCTCGGAAATGACCCGCAATTGGGGCATCGTGACGTATACGGGCGAGGATGACGACTCGCAGGCAGCCAAGAAGGCAGCAGGCAAAAAGAAGAAAGAAGTTGAGGACGAACTCAAGCGCCTGAATGTGCAGGCAGTCATGCGGGCCACGCTAGAGATGGCTGAAGGCTATGGGCGGGCGCAAATCTACATTGACACTGGCGCAAGTGACAAGCCGGACGAACTGAACAAGCCGCTGCTGATTGATCCGGCCAAGATTGGTAAGGGTGGCGTCAAGGGCATCACGGTCGTTGAGCCAATTTGGACGTATCCGGGGCTCTATAACACGAACAACCCGCTGCGGGACGACTATTATCGTCCGCAGTCATGGTACGTGCTCGGCAAGGAAGTGCATACCTCGCGGCTTCTGACGATCATCCCGCATCCGGTGAGCGATATCCTGAAGCCGGCCTATGCCTTCGGCGGATTGTCCATGGTTCAGATGATGAAGCCGTATGTAGACAACTGGCTGAACACGCGGCAATCGGTCAACGACATTATCCAGAACTTCAGTACGTCGGTGCTGAAGACGAATCTGAACACGCTGATTCAGAGCGATAACCTTCTGAAGCGTCTTCAAGCATTCGTTGCCACGCGATCCAATCAAGGCGTGTTCGCCATTGATGCGGAATCGGGCGAGGAATTCGCCAACGTCTCAACCCCACTGTCTTCGTTGGACAAACTGCAAGCGCAGGCACAAGAGCATATGGCCGCGCCGTGCAAGATTCCGTTCATCAAATTGTTCGGCATCACGCCGAGCGGTCTGAATGCCTCGTCCGATGGCGAATTGCAAGCGTTCTATGAGTCGCTGTCCTCGGATCAGGAGGCGCATGCGTCCCCCGTGATGGAAGCGCTTATCAAACTAGCGCAGTTGAACATTTGGGGCGCCATCGATCCGAATATCGGTTGGAAGTGGAACCCGATTAAGCACTTGGACAAAGTGGAAGAAGCGACCGCCGACAAGGCGAAGGCTGAGACGGATTCCATTCGCATCAATGACGGGATCATTAGTCCCGAAGAGGTGCGCACGGTGCTGGCCAACGACGAAACCAGCCCATACCACGGCATTGACCCGAACGACGTGCCTGAACCCCCCGAACAAGAGCAAGACCTTGGCGTTGGAGCGCCATTCAACAAGCAAGAGAAAGCCTGACGTATGGCCAACCCGAATATCTATTTTGTCGATGCCTACGGTCAGACGACCAAGAATGGGGCAACGATTGCCAGTGACGGCACGCTGACGTTTGTCACGCACGATGCCAATGGCGTGCAAGTCTCGACCAAAGGTGGTGGCAGCATTGCCACGGATTCGATTTGGCAAGCGCCTGGTGATTTGGTGGTGGGCACGGGGCCAAAGGCGGCTTCGGTGCTGTCGATTGGCTCGCCCTTGCAGGTGCTGCAAGTCAACGCGGGCGGCAATGGATTCCAGTATGTCACGCTGAGCGGCGGTGGCAATGCACTGACCTCTAATCCGCTGAGTCAGTTTGCAGCGACGACTTCCGCGCAGCTCGCGGGCGTGATGACGGATGAAACGGGCACCGGCTCGCTGGTGTTCGGAACGTCGCCGACGCTAACCACGCCTCTACTTGGCACGCCCACGAGCGGCACGCTGACCAACTGCACGGGCTTGCCGGTCGCCACCGGTATCAGCGGACTGGCGACTGGTGCGGCGACATTCCTAGCCACGCCGACGAGTGCGAACCTAGCGGCGCTGCTGACGGACGAGACGGGTACGGGCGCGGCAGTCTTTGCCAATAGCCCCGCCCTTGTGACGCCAAATCTCGGCACGCCTTCCGCTGCAACGCTCACGAATGCCACTGGGCTGCCGCTCACCACTGGCGTGACTGGGCTGCTTCCGATTGCCAATGGCGGCACGGGCACGGCAACGCCGGGCATTGTGGCGGGCACGAACGTCACGGTGTCGGGTACGTGGCCCAATCAGACGGTTAACGCTACGGGCGGTGGCGGTGGCAATGTGTCCAACACCGGTACGCCGACTTCTGGTCAGGTGGCCGTGTGGACTTCCGCCACGGTGGTGCAAGGGGTCACGGCAACCGGCACTGGCTCTCCGGTTCTGGCGACGAGCCCGACCCTGACGACCCCGAACCTGGGCACTCCGAGCGCGCTGACGCTGACCAATGC